CCGATGAACTCGCGGACCAAGGCCCGCAGCCCGTCGAGTGTCAGCGGCGTGTCGAGAGCGTCGCCCACCGTCACCTCCTGCTATTTGGGCTGGCCGGTGAAACTGTCGCGGGCGACGCCCCCGGCACGCCGCATTTACCATCGGGGCAGCCGGCCCCCTTCTTGCACGGGCACGACGGCGGGCACGGGCAGGGCGTCCGGTGGCCGTCACCGTGGACGATGTAGCCGCGTCCGCCGCAGTCGCTACAGCACTTGCCGGGGGCCGGCGGCGGGGCAGGGGCGGGGGCCTCGACCGCAAACCCGGCGTAGGCCACGGCCACGGCCGCAGCGGCGCGGGGCTGCTCCTGGTCGATCGCGGCGGGCTCGGCCGCGAGGCTGGCGAGGAATGCGAGGAATGAACGCCACATGGCTACCAGCCTCGGGAGTGGTCGAGGAGCGGTTGGCCGTCATCGCCCACGCGGGCGTGGACGAGGTGCGATTCCTCTGGTGGCTTTTCCGCCACGAGGGCGATCCAGAGAAACGACTTGGCGGCGCGGGCAATCCAGCGGAGGACCGGGCGGTCTGGCTGCGGCCTCGGGTTGACCGGCGAGGCCGGCGAGCTCGACAGCCACCAGCCGGCGGCCATGCAGGCGAGGCAGAGAATCACGAGTTGGCGATTGGTGAACGTCATCTATAGCCCCAACTGGAAATCTAGGAACGGATTGCGGATCGGGAGCCGCGTGAGCGTGTCGATGGCCGGCGCGAGCCAGTCGCCGTGATGGATGTCGCGCCACCTGAAACCGGTCTCGACGGAGCCGATGGCCCAGGCGTCGCCGAGCATTCCCTCAACGACGCGGCGGCGTGCCCAGAAGGCGCCGGCCGGCAGGTCTGGCGGGTAGCGGTTCTCTTGCGGGCCGATCCAATTCGGCCCCCAAGAGTTGAGGATCGCGATCAGATCGTCGGGCGCACCGTTGGCCTTGTAGCGGACGCCGACCGCTACCATCTGGTGCATCCATGTACCCTGAGCCTCGGCGATGCCGCTCGGGCCGAGCGTTGAGGAAAAGCCTTGGGAGCTTGCCAGCGTCACCGGAAAGCCCGCCTCGATCGCGGCCGTGAGCTCGGCCCAGTTTCGGACGGCCACGACGTGCCGGCATGGGTGCCGCTTGGCCTCGGCGTCCATCTTTCCGCCGTCCGCCTGGCCTCCGCAGCCATAGGCTCCCCAATCCTTTTCGAGCTTGGCGTCGTAGGTGGTGAGGTCGACGCTCGGGTATGGCTTGCGGTAGACGACGCCCCACTCTCGCAACCATTTCGCGGCGGCGAATCCCGTGGACCCGTCCGACCAGCCTGCGAACGCCTTGCCCCTGGCTTCGCAGCGGCTCCCGCCGTAAATCGCTTCGGTGCTCGGGGCGAGCGGCGGCTCGCTCGCCTTGCCTAGTTCCCAGTCGATCGCCTCGGCAATCCATACGGCGTGCATGGCACCCCACGCGACGCATGAGCCGTTGAGTTGCTTGCCGCATACAAAGGGCTTGCCGTATCGGGCCTGGTGTGCGCGTTGCATGGCCCGATATAGAAACGTGTCGCGGCCGGCAGCCTTTTGCATCGCCTCGGGGGCGGCCTGCGAAAAGAAACGCTCATTGCCAAGCTCGGCCAAGAAGGCACGCGCCCCCTCGGGATCCGGCGTGTACCCAAACCGCCCGCCGACGCTTTGCTCTAGCGTCACCCACGAGCGGGCCGCGATAACCGCCGCCACGAACAGGAGCACCGTAGCGGCGAAGATTCGCCAGGATCGGTAGGCGTCATCGTGCCGCATCGGCGCAAGCCCTCGACAGTTCGCGGTATGCCGCCACCCACTTCGACCGCTCCTCCGGCCCGACCGGACCGCCCGAGGTGCCGACCGCTTTGTCGAGGTAGTCGTGTATGGCTTTGCGGGCGTGCGGCTGGCGGGCACCAATCGAGTCGCCGCGGAGCCGGGCCTCGCGGGCGGCGACCCGCAGGTCGTCAAACGCCACGCCGCTCTTTAGCCTTGGCCCGCCTTCGCGCTCGCCGTCAGCCTGGATGCACTCGGCGAGCTCGTCGCAGAGGGCCGCGAGTTTGGCCGCGTCGGCGGCCGCCTCTGGGCCGATGAACAGGCCACGCATGGAGAGCCCGCCGTCTGGCTGCGGGGCCGGCGTTGGGGCCGGGCGGCCTTCTAGCATCCAGGCGAGCAGGCAGCCGGCGACGAGGCAGGCCGCGAGCGTGTAGCGTGTGCGGTCGCTCATGCGTCGCTCCCGGCCACGAGGGCCAGCGTGAGCGTGTCGATCGCCGCCTTGGCCTTTTCGTCGAGCTTCTCCGTCTGCACCAGGCGGAGGCGGACGTGGGCGAGGTCGGCGATCGCCGATTGGTAGGTCGGGGCGAGGTGCGGCGGCTTCGTGGCCGCCTCCGACGGCCCGAGGACGACGGGCCGGGCACGCCATAAAGACGGGCCGGCGAGGAGCAGGGCGGCAGCCCCGAGGAGGACGACGTAGATCATGCGGCGGCCTTTCTGACCAGCGGCAGTAGGGATTCGATGGCACCGGACGCGACGAGGAGGAGCAGTTGGCGGGCGGCTGGGCGGACGATCAGCCACACCGGCCAGGCGAGAGTAGGGATGCAGCGGTCGGCGACCTCGTCGAAGAGCAACCCGACGGCGTTCAGCACAAAGACCTTGCGGTCGGCCCCGTCGACCGGGATCGCGTCCGCGGCGGCGACGGCGATCTTGAGCAGGGCAACGGCGAGCTCGGCAAACTCCGAGATCGTGATTCCGCCGGCGGCCGCGCTCTTGGCGGTCGCCACGAACGCCCGCACCTTGTCGGCGAGCGACAGGAGGTCGGTGGTTGCCATGGTCGGGGCGGAACTGATCATGCCTTGACTCCTACGACGTAGATTTCGATGTCGGCGGCGCTCGCCCCGTTGTTCGTGATCGCGAGCACCTTGTTGGTGGTGGTCGTCGCGAGGCCCGTTCCGAGGTGCGTGGTGTAGAGCACGCCCTCGGGGCCGATGGCGACCGACGACCCCGACAGCGGCATCCAGCGGTTGGTGACGCTCACGCCTGCCGAAAGGCTGGCGGTCGTCGAGCGGTTGCGGATGAGCAGCACCTTGACGCTCGCGAGCGAGAGCGTGCCCGTGCCGCCCATAAACACGAGCGGCAGGGCTCGGAGGTCGACGTTGGCCGTGGCGCCGGCCGCGATCGTGATCACGTCCTTGTAGTAGCCGTTGGCTTGGCCGCTGCCCGTGCCATCGGTCAGCGTGAACGGAATCAGGGCCGTCACCGAATCGGTGAGGGCGGTCGTCGAGAGCTCGTCGACCCACGAGGGCACGACCCGCAGCGTTCCGGCGAGCGAAAAACTAGCTGCCACTGCCGCTCCCTGGCGCTGCCGTAGAGGTGCCGATAAGAAACAGCGAGTACGTCACCGCCGCCGCGTTGGGATTTGAGATGCGGATCGTTGAGTTGGCGGCCGTCACGACCCATGCGTCGGTCTGGTTGACGGCGCACCACTCGGAGCCTGGCCCGACCTCGGCGGCGTAGACGGCGGTCGGGCGGCCGGGATCGACGCCCACCAACAGCCGGCGGCCGGGCGTCGTCGACTCGTTGACGACGCGGATCACGCGCAACTGGCGAAACACAAACGGCACCGTAACGCCGAGCGCCTGTTGCGAGAGGTTTAGGAGGTCGAACGTCTCGACCGAGTTGGCCGGGATCGTGCGCTGATCGGCAAACACGAGGTCCGCCTCGCCGGGGCCGTCGCCGTCGGTGATGGTGTAGTTGCCGCTCGCGGTGCGGCGGTTGACCACCGTCCCGACCTCTTGCGTGTCGGTGCGGTTCCATTGCAGGGTCGTCCGCAACGAACCGGTGAGTGTGTCGGTGACGGTGTCGGCCATATCAGATCAACCCGAATTTGATGGCACGGCGGGCGGCTTCGACGGTGCAACCCAGTTGGAAGGCGACGAGCTCGATGTCGGCGGTGTTCGTCGGTTGCGGCCGCTTGCTCGTCACCTTCCCCCAGAATTGCTGCGAGGCGGTGTAGTTCTTGGCGATCGACACGATCTCTTCGGGGCCGGCGATCGGCTCGCGGCCTTCGGCACCGCCCCGGCGGAAATGCGCGTACGCGATCACGCCGTTGAGGGTAGAGGCCGCGAGACGCGAGGCGCAGGGGCTATGCCGACTCGCATTCCGCGAGGCAGGCGGCGTAACCGGCGAGGTCTGTGATCTGGTCGGAGGTTTTCGTTGGCCCGAGAAACCTTGCGACCTTGTCGAGCGTCATAATCAACGCCCAATCGCTCTCGGTGAGCGGTCGCGTGAGGATCGACCCGAACGCGGCGTTGATCATGCCGACCGTTTTCTTGAAGTGCTGCCGCGGCCCGCCGTACTTGGGC